GCCAGCAGCGAGACGAAATCCCCTATCGGGATGGGTTCCAGACTTGAGGGTGAGTCTTCCGGACGTGGGACGCCGGGCACCAGCGAAAGCTGAATGGCGCGGGTGGTTCGACTCCACCAGGACTCACCCCCTTCAAACGAGAGAGACAACGATGACAACCTACCGAGTAGCAGACCTGACCGGCGCCCTGCTGGACGCCGCCGTCGCTGAATGCGGCGAGTGGAAGACCGCGCACGAGCACTACCCCACGCTGACGCTCGACCCGACGTTTTCGGGGTGGTTTCTGAGGGAGGATGACGGCAAGTCTTACTGCATGCTGCGCCCGAACAACCCGATGCGCCAAGACCCGCAGTACTACTCGCCATCGACTGTTTGGGCCATTGGTGGGCCAATCATCGAGCGGGAGTGGATTGCGCTTCACCAGGGCGCCCCGGCGGAGCGGATCGATGGGCGATGGATTCGCACAACCGTGGAATGGTTTTCCGGCGTTGATGCCGAAACGGAATGGGAGGGGCTTATCCCGTGTGAGAAATCAAAGCCCATAGTTACCGGCCAGACGCCCCTCATCGCCGCCATGCGCGCCTACGTCGCCAGCCGGTTTGGCGAAACCATCGAGTTGCCATGAACCTCCGCCAGCACAAGCGCCGGGCCGCGGCCGGGATGGCCGCGCGAGCAATCCGCGCAAGCCGGAGCCGCTGGCATCATCGTCGCCATGAATATCACCCAGTGCTTACGTGGTGCTTCATCGGCGGGACGGCACCTCACGCTCGACGAGGGATTGTCTGCCTGGATCGCTGGGAGTGGATCATTCCGGTGTCGAATCTGACGCCAACTGAGCATGCGGGTTCGATTCCCGCTCGTTGACCGAGACCCTGGTGGGCGAGAGACTGGTTCGAATCCAGTCCGAGGCGAAAGCCGGAAGCGTTTCCCCCGCAGGATCGGGGAGGTCAAGATCATGGCGCATGCCGCCGCTCGGCCATAGAATCCCCTCATGGGCCGACCAAGCAAACTATCCGACAAGCAGTGGGACGAGGTGATCCGCAGGCACCTCGCGGGCGAGAGCATCAATAAGCTGTCAGCCGAGTTCCAGGTGAGCAGAGCGGCCATGTCGGAAAAGATCAGTGCCCGGGTGGCCGCTGTAAAAGACGTTGCAAATCAAATGGTTAGCTCGGAGCGAGCTTTCAAGGCGATCCCGGTTTCCGACAGGGTGCACGTTATTTCCGTCAGGGATCGGTTATCGGTTCTGGAGGATATTTACCTCCAGACGGCCGACATCGCCGCCAGGAACTCGATGCACATGCATAACCTTGCATCGGAGCAGAAGCAGTTCATTGATGATGCGAACCCGTTCAAGGACGAGCGATCAAAGGATGCCGTCCGCGCTTTCAGGGCGATGACGCAGGCGGGTAATGACGCGATGGTGATCCCTTCCACGCTGCTGAAGGCCAGCCAAGACCGCATGGCCGCCGAGGCTGCCAACGCCGCCCCGGAGCGCAAAGTGATCGTGATCGATGGCCCGGATGGCTGCTGAAACGCGCGTCCAGTTCATCAAGTTCCACGCAGACCAGGCGAGGATCTATCGGGCGATCAAGGGGCAGAAGCGAGCGCGGATCGTCCTGCGGGCGGGGCGGCGCTACGGGAAAACCACTATGCTTGAGGAGATGGCCGCGAACTGGGCCATCAAGGGCGAGCTTGTCGGATGGTTCGCCCCGGATTACAAGCTGCTGCTTCCGTCCTACAAGCGAATCCTGAAGCGGGTCAAAGACCTCGTGATCAGCGCCAGTCGAACGGACGGCATCATTGAGCTTGAGGGCGGCGGGTCGATTGAATTCTGGACGCTGAACAACCCGGACGCCGGCCGCTCGCGCCACTATCACCGGGTCATCATCGACGAGGCCGGCCTAGTCCTCAAGGGCCTGAAAGAGATTTTCCAGCAGGCCATTGAGCCGACTTTGCTGGACACGGGTGGATCGTGCTACGTGGCTGGCACCCCCAAGGGGGCAAGCGAGGAATCGTGGTTCTACCTGATTTGCACCGATCCAAGCCAGGGGTTCACCGAGTTCCACATCCCCACGCACCTGAACCCGCACCTGAACGCCGAGGCGCTGGCTGACCTGCGCGACAAGACCGATCCCGACGTCCACGCCCAGGAATACGAGGCTGTGTTCATCGACTGGCGCGGCAAAGCGTTCTTCGCGCTGGACAAGTGGCTTGACGAGAAAGGCCAAGCCTTCCCGTACCCGAAGAAATGCGACACCGTGTTTGCGGTCATCGATTCGGCGGTCAAGGACGGCCTGGAGCATGACGGCACGGCGGTGACCTTCTACGCGCTGCAGCGTCACCCGCCGCCGGGCCAGCGCAAGCTGACGATCCTGGACTGGGACATCATTCAGATCAAGGGCGCGATCCTGGAGGAATGGCTTCCGACCGTGTACGCCCGGCTGAAGGAACTGGGCGAGGCCACCGGGGCGCGGCAAGGTGCCATGCCGCCATTCATCGAGGACAAGGCATCAGGCACGATCCTGCTTCAGCAGGCGCATAGGCGCGGCTGGCGCGCCGTGCCGATCGATACAGACCTTGTGAGCGCGGGCAAGGATGGTCGCGGCTTCATGGCCTCGGGGCCGCACTTCCGGGGCGAAATCGGGATCAGCGCCTACGCCTACGACAAGACGGTGCGCTACAAGGGCGTCACGAAGAATCACCTGGTGTCCCAGGTCATGGGCTACCGCATCGGCGACCCGGACTCCGCCAAGCGCCCTGACGACCTGTACGACACCTACGTTTACGGCGTCTCGCTGGGTCTGGGTGACGGTGCGGGCCACTAGTGCGAGAATCCACGCATGAGCATGATCACCCTCTCCACGTCGGCCGGCCTGACCTCCGGGTTGATGGACATCCTCTGCGCCGACGAAATCGTGCCGGGTTCGATCCCAGGCTACTCCACCTGCAAGTTGCTTTGGACGTGTCACGTCCTGGGTGGAAAGATCGTCGAGAAGCCCGTGGCACTCGCCATCGGCGAGCCGCGCAAGATCAACGTCCCCGGTGCGCTGGAAGAAGTGCTGGTGAAGGCGTTCACCGACGAGCATGAGGCGATGGGCGTGGACAACCATGTCCGCGACGTGATGCACCTGTCGCGCGCCTACGGTGCCGGCGCCGTGGCCGTGGGTTTGCCCGACGTGCCGACAGACGTGCCAATCGACCTGTTCGCGCAGGCGAGTCGGCCCGACCTGTATTTCAACGTCTACGACCCGCTGAACCTGTCCGGGTCGATCATCACGAACCAGAATCCGAACGCGCCCGACTTCCAGAAGCACGCCCAGGAAATCACGGCTGCGGGTCAGCCCTATCACGCCAGCCGCACGCGCACGGTGTTCCACGGGACGCCGGTCTACCTGGACTATCAGTCGTCGAGTTTCAGCTTCTCGGGCCGGTCGATCTTTCTGCGCGCGCTGTACCCAATGAAGTCGTTCATCAACACCATGATCCAAAACGACATGGTGGCGGCGAAGGCGGGCCTGCTGATCGAGAAGGTGCAGCAAAACGGCAGCATCGTGTCCAACCTCATGGACTTCGCCACCGGCCGCAAGCGCAATCTGCTGAAGGAGGGCGGCAACGGCAACGTCCTGAGCATCGGCCAAAACGACAGCATCGAGTCGCTGAACCTTCAAAACATCGACGGCGCGCTGACCATGGCGCGCGACAACATCATCAGCGACATCGCCGCGGCGACGGACGTGCCGGCCATCCTGATCAAAGACGAGAGCTTCGCCAAGGGGCTGGCGAGCGGTGACCAAGACATGATGGCCGTGGTGCAGACGATCAGCGCCATCCGCACGCAGACGAACCCGCTGTACGAGTTCTTCGACAAGATCACGATGCACCGGGCCTGGAATGCCGACTTTTACGCGGCGCTGCAGACGACCTACCCGGAAGCGCTGGCCGGGAAGGACTACAAAACGTGGTTCTTCGAGACGTGCGCGCTGTTCGAGGCGAAGTGGCCCGACTTGATCAAGGAAGAAGAATCGGTCAAGACGGAGCGCAACGCCAAGAAGCTGGACGCGGTTCAGAAGCTCCTGGCGACCGTGGCGCCGATGCTCGATCCGACCAACAAGGCATCGCTGATCGCGTGGGGAACTGAAGTCATCAACGACATGCCCGAGCTGTTCTCGGCAATGCTGATCATCGATCAGGACGCGCTCGCGGCCTATGAGCCCCCGCAGACCGAGGCTGGCGGATTCGGCGGCGGCGACGACAAGGGCGGCAAGGATGGCGACTAAGGCGCCGACCTTCTTTCAGGAAGTCACCGCTGCAATCCAGCACTTCCAGGAGTTCGGCTTCACGTCGCAGGCCGATCTTGACCGCTGGGTGTCGCGCATTCGCGTGGCTGCGCTCAAGCAACTGAAGACGCCCGAGGAAACGGAGCGCGAACTTAAGCGCGTCCTGGGTGACCGCTACAAGCACCTGGTCACGAAGGGGCAGGTGCTGAACTCGATGCCCGAGGTGTCGCGCTTCACGCTGGCGAAGATCAAGCCGAAGCTGCGCAAGGAACTGGATCGGCGGATCATGGCGAGCGCGAACCTGATCAGCCTGAACCGTCAGGAGGCCGTGAGTTCGACCCTACGCCGGTTCCAGGGCTGGGCGACGTCGATCAACCCGGGCGGCTCGCGCGCCGTGGACGTGAAGGCAGAGAAAGACGACATCCGCAAGTCCATTGCCAAGATGCCGTTTGTCGAGCGGCGCGTGATCATCGATCAGTCGGCCAAGCTGGTGGCTGCGATCCGCGACATCACGGCGGTGGAGGGTGGCGCCATCGCGCTGGTGTGGCATTCCCCGTGGCGCCGGCCCGGCTACGATTTCCGCCCAGACCACAAGGCGCGCGATGAAAAGGTCTATGCCATTCGCGGCACCTGGGCCATCGAAGAAGGCTACATGAAGCCCGGCCCGAACGGCTACTACGACACCGTCACGTCTGTCGGCGAGGAACCGTTTTGTTCCTGCCACGCGCAATACCTGTTCACCCTGAGCAAGC